CGTAAGGATAACTGGCTGCTGGTCCCTCGAAAGACCGATTGGCATGCTGCTGCATATAGACCCACCTTAGCCTCCTAGGGAGAAATCCTTGGTCAAGCCGGACTGTCTCTAATCAAGATAGTTAGTTATGCTATTGTAGTGATGAACCTACACGCAATCTCTAAGCGTACTAATACGGACCGTTGCAAGTTCGTACGTAACTTCTGTGTTAGCAGCTCAGACTACGACCAATTAGAAGAACGAGATTGTGGATTGAAACAACAAATCAAGCTATGAAAAATTTCATATTACTTAACTTATTGCGACAATCGAAGGTGAGCCGAAAGGAATGGATAACTCTTCCAGAGTTAAAATCATTCTCTAAGCTTCCCATCATAATCACGAGTTCAAGTGGTAGTAGTTCTTCCCTAAAACTGCTAAATAGTCGAATCGTTACGCTGGTTGAAAACAGCGGATGGATGTTCACGTTCCTTTATTTAAAGGAATGCGTACGTCTTACGATTCGTGCTCTTGCGGGTCAATCTGAACCTCAATGGAATAATTCAATTCCTAGAGTTAAGAGAGATCCTCACGGTCTTCCCACTATTATCCCTTTAACTTTGCGTGAAGCTCTTAACGAGCCGAGCCAAAGTATTGGTTTAGTGAGAGCGACACTTTGTGTACTTTCCGTGTTTAGAACCTTTAAGGTGCCGGTTAAACCATCATTGTCATCTATTACAGATGCCTTTAATGGAGTATCGTGCACTTTCTCGTACTTACGTATAAGTAAAGCCTTAAAGATGCTAAATGTGAAGGTAAAATTCTCTAGTTTTAGAGGTTTCATTTCCGAGTCCGCGGGACCAAATTCCAAGTTCTCATCTTGGGGCGCTGCTATCGATGCTTTCGCATTCATAGAGTACCCTAAACAATTCGTAACTTTCGTTCGGATTGCTTGGATGACAAGAAGCTTTGGCTATTTGACACTCTTCCTGGTTATTATTATAATCCATGGACCAGTGTATATCCTTTGTAGACTGTTGGGAATGCCTCCGTTGAGAATGGGTAAACTGTCAACCGTATATGATCAAGCTGGAAAAGCCAGAATAGTTGCAATAACTAATTGGTGGATTCAACTTGCTTTGAAACCGTTGCATGACTCGATATTCAAGGCCCTTAAAGGGCTCTCGGACGTCGATGGAACCTTTAACCAAGGTGCACCTCTTCTTCGTTTATACAAAGATAGAGACACCCGTTATAAGTTCTCGTGCTTCGATTTATCAAGTGCGACTGATAGATTGCCTATTACCTTACAGGTCGATATACTAAATGCCTTAGGCGTTAGAGGAGATCTGTGGTCTAGTTTGCTGAATATTCCTTGGGCCATTCCGGGAGAACTTCACAAGCTCAGTGATGAGTATGTTCGGTCCTTCCTTAAAACAGGTAATTTATATAAAGTTCGTAATGAACAATATGTTCGTTATTCTGTTGGTCAACCTATGGGAGCCTATTCGAGCTGGGGTATGCTGGCGTTAACACATCATGTTATCGTTCAAATTGCTGCAGTTCAATCTGGTTTCAAAGTTAATACTTTTAGACAGTATTGTATACTGGGTGACGATATCGTTATTAATAATGATAGAGTTGCTGACAGGTACGTACGCCTAATGGAAACATTAGGTGTAGCCATCAATAGTAGCAAATCAATTATATCTTATGATGTAGTTGAGTTCGCGAAACGTTGGTTAACTCCTTATGGCGAGATTTCTCCTTTAGGTCCAGGTAATATCCTGAACTGTAGTCGAAACCCCGGTGCATTAGGTAGTCTATTGTATGAAGCGCATAGCAAAGGGTATTTAGATACTCCAGGCCATGTTTTGAATCTATTGCCGAAAATGCCAGGTGTTTACACCTCGCATATGGCTTTAGCATTGAACACCATGTTTGGACTCAATGGATGTTTTCATCCAGCAGGCCAACTAGACACGAGAGTGTTGAGTTGGTGTTCCTACGGGATATTAACTGATCCATTGGTTATCCGTTATTCATTCTACAATGGCTTATTACAAGCTCTTGTGACTGAGTTGCGGGATAACTTGAAGTCAAACGGTGATGCACGTGACGAGTTCTTGCGAACTTGCCACAGAATCACTGGTGTTAAAGCTAAAACTCTTAGATTCTTAGAGTTGACTACCATGTTTGTAAACCCCGGATTCTGGCTTTACCTTCAGTCTGTTGTTAAAACAGAGCTGGAGATAGAGACCGAACTTACGTTTCTATTTTCAAATAGACCCGGAAGCTGGGATGATATCAAAATGATTAGCGAACGTAGCCCTCAGATCGTTCCTGCGCTCCTTAAATGGGGAGCAAGGAATGACCGAAAAGCTGCCAAAGACTTCGGGAAATTTTATCGTAAACTCGATACTGCAATTATGCGTACCGCGTCCGATTTAATCCTGATGACCGGGGCAGACGGGACAAACATCTACTAACTGACTCACACCGGCAGCTGCCTGAGTTTGCTGAAATATTGCAAAACGGGTTGCTTCGAACCTCGAAAGGGTTACGGTGTAACGTGGTTATGAACTTTGCTAGTTAGTCAAACTAGTGCGGACTTATTACGTCATTG